TTGTTCTAGACCTAACCCAGTTTTTGCCAGTCTTACCAATCGACTCATATAATATGTTAGATATACCTCTTACTAATTTGTTTTTAGACATATCTGTTACACCTGCTCGGTCAAATCTAAACCATTTCCAAAAACCACTACCCATAAATACGTCACCATTTTCAGCAACGTCTTTTAATTGTCTTGCCATGTAGTTAGTATACAACTCAGCCATAGCGTCATTTTCGTCTTTGCCAGTGTACTCTAGGTTTTCTTCTTTTATTTTACATTCTGCCATTTAATATCCTTAATCACATTTATAAATTTTACCGTCTTTAGTTACGATGTATTCATCTTCACCATCAGGCATTCTGATTTCTGTGTTACCGTCTGTTCTTATTGTTGTTCTGTCAGCTAAGTCTTTATTATATTCGTCAGCTACTTTGTCGTAATCGTCTTGTTCTGTTTTGTTAGCCACATCATATTTTTTGTTACCTTTTGTAGTTGGATTTAATTCTGCTTCATCAAGTATTTCTTTTTCTTTTACTTTTGTGTAATCATCTACAGCTTTGTTTAATGCAACTTCATTCTCATCAATGTTTCTACTTTTAATTCCTCTTATAGTTCCACCTAAAACAAATCCTGCCGCACTTGCAATTAATAATTCTTTTGTACCTAGTGTAGGGTTTTGTGATACCAACGCACCTTCAATAGCTAAGTTAGTTGTTCCTGCCGCTAAACCACCTCGTATAATTCTTTGTATACGATTAGCTTTGTTCATTACAATTGCCGGTGCCATTAAACCATCCGTAGCAATCGCCGCCGCTATAGCTGTTGGGTCTAGGACTGCTGCGAGAAATCTTGCTGTCAATCCAGTAGCAATACCCTTAGACATAATTATTTTTTCTTTTTCTTGTACGTCTAAAATTTTTTCTTTTATTTGTTTTAATTCTGCAAAAGATTTAGCTTCATCAAAAGCATCCCAATAATCTGGGTTTACATCTTTTTTTAATTCATCTTGTTGTTCTTTACTTAATACAAAATCATTAATACCAAACTCATAGTTAGGGTCTAAGTCTTCTCTACCAGACGCTTTTAATATCCACGATGTTATCCACTCTTGGTCAATTACTGCTTTACCAATATCTAAGTATGAAGTTTCTTTTGCAAACTTTTCTTTAGCTTCTGCATTTACTTTATCAATTTGAAACTGTTCCTTTTCACTTATAGTAGGAACGTCTAACATTGGGTCTAAGAATGATGGATTTTTATGTCCTTCTAAAAAATCTGTATTTTCTAATTCTTCATTTTGTTTTTGTAAGCCTTCAATAATTTTATCTTTGTTAGCATATACAAATTCATTTTTACCTTCTTGAAATGCAGCTTCGTTTATTTGTTTTTCTTCTACTTTTTCAGCGTACTCTTCTTGTATTTTTTCTAATTCTGTTTGACCAGTAGCTTTGTAATCTTCATTGATTTGTTTTAAATCGTCTAATAAGTTTGTAAAGAAATTACCATCGGTATCTTCTACAACTTCTTGACTTTCTAATACATTATTTATCGCACTTTGCGCTTCATCACTTAGGATTCCTGTTGATGTTCCTGCGTCAATGCTTTTTTTTAGCGCATCAGATTTCCATAACAATGCAGCTTCATCAAGTCGTCTGCTTGTATATCTGTCACCAAACTTTAATAAATTTTTATATGCACCTACCCAGTCACCACTTGTAGTTTGTTTCCAAAAGTTAGGTGTCCTACTTTCTAAATCACCATATTGAAAAGCTACAGAAGCTAATACAGTTGCTTGTTCAGTTCCTAAATCATCAAATGATGTACCAGTAGCATTTTCCCATTTAGTTTTAAGATTTGTAATTGCTTCGCTTTTAGCAAACTCGTTTATTATTTTTGCTTGGTCTTCACTAACTTCTAAATTAGATGCAATTTCAGAAGCTTCTGCGCCTTGAAAACCTAAAAAAGGTGAAAGTAAATCAATAATATCTTGTGGTAATCCTTTTAAATCAGATAATTTTCTAGCACCTAAATCAAAACCACTAGCGATTGTCACACCAGATTTAGAATTTTCTGCGTCTGGTACGTAGCCTTTTGTTTCAAAGCCTTCTTGTTTTAATATAAAATCAAAATCTATGTTGCTCATTTTAGTCCTTTACTATTTTTAGTCCGTCTTTCATTTCGTTGTATAATTTTAAATCATCTACATTTTCAAACGTAGGCACGTTGTCACCAGTATAAAGTTTTAATAACTTTTCGTTTCTTTCTTTAAGAACTTTATTCCACTCAGACTCGTCTAAGAATTTCTTATTAAATTCAGAATTGTTATTAAATATTTCTGTATAACTAAATGCGTATGCTTTACCGTCTATACTTACCGGTGCCATTGTGTTTCTATCCATAACTACAAACATATTTCCAAACCAAGGCGCTAATACTAAATCTTCTGGTTCATAAAAACTGTTTGATTTATTTGCTACTTCAGTTGCAAGAAATACAGATTTTTTAGTTAACTCAGCGTGGAACGTTGCGTCACCATCAAGTCCAGGCATTTTTCTTTTGTTCCATAAAATACCGTCTACAGCAATGTATGATTTTTTAATCATGTCGATTGCTTTTTCTACTGCGAGTGTTTCGTTAGTTCCAGTAGCTACAAATATTTTTGAAATTCTTATTGCTTCTTGTACTTGTGCTGTAGTATCTGCGTCATCTTCAAACCAAAATTTAAATGCTTCTTCTATAGAACTTTGTATTTCATCATCTAAATTTTCAAATCGTTTTTCAATGTTTGGCATATTTTGTACTTTCCACATAGTTGCCACAGCGTCTTGTAATTCCATGCCGTTTTTTTCTAATGATAAAACACCTTCGTAGAAAATTTCTTCTTTACCAGTTAAATAGTCAGCTACAGGATTGTTGTCTTGTCCTAGTCTTTTTAAAATTTTAAATCTTTCGTAACCTTTTATAAATTGTGGAATTTGGTCTACTTGAAACACGTTAGTAGAATTAATAATTCCTAAACCTAATTCTAATTCTTCTTTCCATGGATAAAATACAATTGCATTTTTAGACATAATAGAAGCTATGTACGCATTTACTTTATCTTCTTTTGGAAACTTCTGTCCTCTGTTAGCAGGATTGCTTTCCCATATCTTTGCTTCTTCATCTACTAATGTAACAATTTTATTGTAAATACTATCTTGTGCTACTTTCTTATCTGCTAAAGAAATCTTTTCACCATTCCAAACTTCTTTGTGTCCTTCACCATCAAAAAACATTTTTTCTATATTTAATTTTTTAGTACCAGAATTAACTGCGCTAGTAATAGCTGTTATAATTTTAGTTGCTTGTTCTTGGTGGTCTGGTGTTTCTAAAAAAGAAGGTATTTTACCGTCTTTACCTCTTTTGCCTTTTAGATAATCTACAATTTG